CACCTCGAGCGCCAGGGCACGCCGTTCGTCGAGCTGTTCGTCGACCAGGACCCGGAGGCCGCGCAGGCCGTCGCGCTCCTCGGCTACCGGTCCGTCCCGGTCGTCACCGCCGGCGACATGCACTGGTCCGGCTACCGGCCCGACAAGCTCAACGCTCTCGGAAGGTTGCACACCACCGTCGATGACATCTCCGAGCTGGACTCCGCGGCCGTGCGGTACCTCGCCGACGAGGGGGTTCCGGCATGAGCGAGTACACCGGTGGGGACCCGGGCGCGGACCCGCAGCACGAGTGGAAGCACAACTCCCGGGGGAGCGCGGTCGTCGTGGCCGCGCCCCCGGGCGCCGCGGGGCCGCATCGGTTGACGGTGACGCGCACTACGTCGTCGACGGTGATGCAGTCCGGCACGGCCGCCGACGCGGTGCGGCGGCGCTGCGATCTGCTGCGCGAGACCGGAACTCTCGCGACGGTCGCCGAGACGATGGACGGCTACGTCGTGCGGTTCACGGACGTCGACGGGGCCCGCGTCGTCCTGAAGTACGAGGGCGCCTGATGAACCTCATCAACGTCACCACGTGGTCCGGCCGCAAACTGCACCTCGCCCACTCCGGAGACGAGAAGCCGTGCGGGGGCGCAGGCCGCTACTACCTGCCGACACTCTGTGACGCCGCCTCGGCGCGCCCAGGAGAGCACTGGGTGAAGCACTACACGCAAGGCCCCATGAGGCAGGAGTTCATCGACTCCCTGCCGCCCTGCAAGAAGTGCGCCAAGCGACGCGAAATCCTCGAACGGAGCCCGTCGTGAAGGCCGCCGCCACCCTCGCCGGAATCACTGGCCTGTGCCTCGCCGGATGGCTCACCCTCGCCGTCATCCTCGTCGACACCACCGCCAACACCCTCTACCAGTACGGGAGCGACCATGAGTGACGTCGTCCAGCAGAACGGATTCGGCGATCTCGCCGAGAAACTGCACTGGCGCATCTGCACCGGCGACCTCACCGAATGCCACAAGGCGTGGGGGCCGTGCTGCCGAGCAGCGCAGGAAGTCCTCGCCGCCGGCTGGCGCAAGGTTAACCCAGACGCCGAGACCTGGACTGAAACGCAGTGGGGTTTCAAACTCCCCGACCGCGACGCCATCTGGGCGCTGAGCGAAGAATCTGCACGCGCTCGCGCCGCACAATTCCCGAACGGTGAAGTCGTAACCCGCACTGTCACCACCACCGCATGGACCACCCCCGAGGAGACGCCGTGAAGTTGTTCATCGACGACGAACGCCGTGCCCCGCGAGGCTGGCTGCTCGCCACCGACTGCAACGACGCCATCGAACTGATGCGCACCTGCGCGGCCGCCGGAATCAACCTCACCGCCATCTCCCTCGACCACGACCTCGGATGCTCCGGCGAGACGATCATGCCGGTCCTCGAAGCCATGCGCGACCACAACTGGTGGCCCTGGAACCTCTACGTCCACACCGCCAACGAGGACGCCGAAGAAGTCATGCTCGCCTTCATCAAGGCCAACGCGCCAGACGGCGAGGGCATCCTCCGCGGCTACGGCTGCAACTTCTGGGGAACGTCCAACGAATCCCAGATCCAGAACTGGGTGACGCCATGAGCCTTCATCACGACCGGCAGCGCGCCCAACACGGCCACCCACTCCACCGCGACCACACCGAAGACCTCGAAACCGGCATCGCCAAAGCCGTCCGAGAAATCGACGAAATGCGCGCCGCACTCGACCGCGTGCGCGCGCTGTCAGGCCAGCTCGACCGCGAGTCCGCCAACGGCGGGAGCGTGTATGCGGAGATCCGCCGGCAGCACGCCGCCCGCATCCGTGCCGCGCTGGACGGTGGACAGTGACCGACCGAACACGGCTACATCTGGCATCACTCGGCTACTCCACCCTCGACCCGAGCCTGGGATGGACACGGCCATGCCACCTATGCCCAGCCAACACGGTGATCCAGGGCGGCGCAATCGGACTGTCCAAACACATGCGAGTAGTTCACGAAGGAGACCACCGATGGCCACTGACCCGACAACACCCGAAGGCCGCGCCGAACTGATCACTGAAGGCCGACGGCGACTCGCTGCGTACGAGTCCGCGACGGCCTGGTCGCAAGAGGAGATGAACGCGGCCGACGAGTGGCACGGCTGGCAGATCGCCAACGGAGAGGAGCTGCTCGACGCGCTCGACGACGCCGAGTGCGAGATCGAGCGACTGCGCGGCGACCTCGTCATCGAACGCCGTCGCGCCGGAGCCGCCGAGGCCGCGCTCGACCGGGTGCGCAAGTACGCCCGCGAGCAGCGGCGCATGGCCGAAGGGCTGCACAGCATTGGCCGCCCGTACGACGCACTCCCGTACGACAACCCCGCCACCGCGCTTGAGCGGATCATCGGAGACCGCACGTGACCGCCTCCGCCCGCCGACTCCCCGTCGCATGGGACGGGCACCACGTTGAATGGGGTGCCTTCACCGCAGACCCCATCATGTGCCGACTCAGCGAGGATGGCACCACATTCGAGGCCGTACCCCCAGGCCTGTGCTGGCACTGCGGAGTCCTCGCCGAATCCGTCACCGCAGAAGGCCGAGTACTCATCCAGAACTGGCCGTACCGGCTGGTCCTGCGCCGCTGCACTCGATGCGGACACGACCGAGTGCGGAATCCGCTGACGGGGCAGGAGTGGGATCTCGACGAATCCGACTATGGTCCGTCCGGATCGTGGGAGGACGTCTCATGACCGCGCCCGCCGACTGGGGCGACTGGCTCAAACCCCTCAACACCGGCGAATGCCGCCCCTGCGGCACCTGCACACTCAGCGGCCGGCACGACCTGTGCGCATGGCGGTCCGGAGCGGCACACCACCATATCGGCTGCGAGGCCCCAATCGGATACCTGATGCGTGGCACTGGCCCGGCGGCCACGTACGTGTACTACCCGAGCCCAAGTTGCAGCGCGGTGATCCTCTACGCCAAGCACGGCCGCCGCTGGCACTGCACCTGCGAATGCCACCAGCCGGGGTTCTCGGGCCCTGCATTCACTCCGGAGGGGGAGTGGGCCCTGTGGTGACCGAATGCCCGGTGTGCCGCCGCCCGGTGTGGGCGTCCACGCGCACCGGGCGCGTGCACCGGCATGACGACAAGGCATGGAACCAGTGCCCGATGAGCGGGCACCACATTCCGCTCGAGCAGCTCGAAAGGAGGGCCGCCTGATGGCCTGGTTCAAGGTCGACGACGGTCTCGCATTCCACCCGAAAGCCATCGAAGCGGGCAACGCCGCGATGGGTCTGTGGGTCCGTGCTGGCGCTTGGTGCAGCGCACATCTCACAGAGGGAGCACTCCCGAAGCACATGATCGGCACACTCGGAGCACAAGCTCGCGACGCGAAGCGACTTGTGGCGGCGGGGCTTTGGGAGCAGACCGATGTGGGATTCCAGTTCTGCGACTGGGACAAGTACCAGCCGACGAAGCAGCAGGTAGAGGCGGATCGGGAGGCTAATAGGGAGCGGCAGAAGCGGTTCCGCGAGAAGCGCCGTAACGCCGATTCGGACGCTGTGAGTAACGGCGTTACGAACGGCGTGACTAACGGGACCCCGACCCGACCCGACCCGACCCGTCCTTCTATTGGTTACGTAGAGGAGGGATCTCACGAGAGCAACGCGCGCGAAGGCGAACCCCCCTCCCCGAAATGCTCGAAGCACATCAACGAGCCGAACCCGCCGGCGTGCCGCGCCTGCGGCGAGGCCCGCCAGGCTCACGCGGAGTGGAAGGCCCGGCAGGCGCGGGCCGCTCGGGAGGCTCGATCGGAGCAGCTGCGTGCTGCCGCCCAGGATCGCGCCAGGGCGATCGCGGAGTGCTCCCTGTGCGACGAGGACGGCTACGTCGACACGGCCGTCTGTGGGCACGCTCCGGCCCCGAAGCAGCGCCCGAGCCTGAATGACCTGTACCGGCAGGCGAAGGCCGAGAAAGAACACGCCTCGACGCGCGAGAAGTGATGTGCACTGCGCTATTCATTCGCGTAGTGTGAAGCCCTGACCACGAAAAAGCCCCGCCGGTGCGTCAACACCGCGGGGCACGAACACCGAGGAGAAGCTCGATGTCAGTTCCCAACGTTACCGGAGACCTGGTCCCGTTCGCATACGGTGCGACCACGGTTCGGACGATCGCCATCGACGGCGAACCCTGGTTCGTCCTGCTCGACCTCTGCGCGGTCCTCGAGATCCGCAACGTCGGCAACGTCGCCGCTCGCCTCGACGAGGCTGGTGTCCGGCAGGCGGATATCAGCTCCGGAGGCCAGCGCCGCTCGGTCACCATCGTCGACGAGTCCGGCATGTACGAGGTCGTCATCCGCAGCGACAAGCCCGAAGCCGCCACGTTCCGCCGCTGGATCACCAGCGACGTCCTCCCGGCCATCCGCCGCACCGGCAGCTACAGCACCGCCCCGGCCACGCCCGCGCTCACCGGCACCGAGCTCCTCGCGCACGCCGTCATCGAGGCACAGCAGATGCTCGCCGCCAAGGACCAGCGCATCGCCCAGCTCGAACCCAAGGCCGAGTTCTACGACGACCTCATGGACGCCGACGGCACCTACTCGATGGCCGCGACCGCGCGCATCCTCGGCTGGGGCCGCAACGTCATGATGGCCCAGATGCGCCGCCTCGGCGTCCTGCAGGCCAACAACCTCCCGTACCGGCGGTACGACCACCACTTCAAGGTCACGCCCGGCACGTACACCAACCGCAAGACCGGTGAGACCGTGCCGACCGCGACCACGTCGGTGCGCCCGAGCGGGCTGGAGTTCCTGCGGAAGAAGCTCGACGCCGTGCGTGAGCCCGTGCAGCGCGAGCTGGACGGAGCGCAGGCATGAGGCATCCGCTCGACAACTTCATCGCCGGGTGGCTCGACGAGAACTCGGACGTGCACACGGAGCTCTATGTCGCCGACGACGAGAACAACGACTCGGACGGCATGGTGTCGATCGAAGGCGAGCTCAACGTGACTGCGCTGGTCCGCGCAGTCGCCGCCGAGTTCGCCGTCGTCGAACTGCCCGAGCCCACCGAGGCCAGGTTCATGATCGAAACCGCCTTCGGCTACCAGGCGTGGGAGGCCGGCCCGGTCCGCGTCACCGTCTGCGACAACGGGACGTTCGACTTCTTCGCGACCAACACGATCGGGAACAAGAATCCTGATGGTCTCCGGCGGGCTGCCGCTGCGCTTCTCGCTGCCGCGAACCGAGCGGAGGCACAGCAGTGAGCGACGCACTCGGCATCATCTGGAACCGCAACGGCGACAACGTCACCGGAACCATCGTCCGACCCAACGTCGAACGCGGCGGACTCGACACCGTCGGCAGCGTCACCTACACCCTCGAGCAGGCCGCGAAGGTCGCCGGGCAGCTCATCGACGCGATCGGCGGCAAGCAGTGACCGCGCCCAGGACCCGACTCCAGGCGTCCCTGCTCCTCGCCGCACTGTTCGCCGGCGGACTCATCGCCGGAGCCTGCCACCCCACCACCTACACGCCACCCATCGGCACCATCGAGAACCTTCAGGGGGAGAAGTGACCGATATCGAGATCACGCCGCAGATGCTCCATGCACTCACGGAGGCAGCTGTTGACCACGGCAAGATCAGGCCGACCACAGCAGCCGATCTGTACACGTGGGCCGATTCGCTCGTACCGGTCGAGACGTGGGCGGAGATCCTCCACAACGCAGCCGCACCCGTCGACGGATGCTGGGTCGCCTACGAGCACGCCCCGGCAGGCATGCGCGAGACCGCCCGACGCCAAGCCCGCGCTGTCCTCGCGAAGCTCGACGAGAAGGCCGAGGACCAGGACGTCCGCCCGATCGGCTGGTACCGGACGATGACGGCCGACTTCGCATCGAAGCACTTCGGATTCCCGCCGTTCGGCGCAGGCAAGTTCACCGCATCGAATGGCGGGAGGTGGGCGTGGGACGAGTCCATGGGCAACTGGGAACTCCGTGAGTATCCCGGCATCGCCGTCGGGAAGAACGGCCCATCGTGACCCGCCTCCCGGCGGCCCTCACCGCCTGGATGCTCATCATCGCCATCGCAGCACTCAGCCTCGCCGCCACCTGAACACCGGCCCGCGCCCCGCCTACTCCCGGGACGCGGGCCGGAACCATCCACACCCACCGCGAGAAAGGCCCCAGCGCATGCCCGCCGCCTACACCAACCTCGACCAGGCCAACGCCCGCATCGACGCACTCGAAGCCGAACTCGCCGCCACCGCCAACGCCGCACGCAACGCCAGCAAAGCCGCCGACAAATCCCGCGCCGAAATCACCGAACTCAAGATGACCGCCACCGCACCCGCCGGCACCGACTACCCGCCCGCCGTAGCCGAATCCGTCATCAAGAAACTCCCACCCGAAGTGGTCGACGCCCTCCGCGACCTCCTCAACCGGACCGGCGCATGAACGGCTACCTCACCCGCGCCGAGATCACCAAGCTCGACGCCATCCTCCGCACCATCCCCTGGCTCGCACACCAGCTCGACGACACTGTGCGCCGCCAAGACCGCATCGGAGGCGCACACATCCCCAGCCTCGGCGGAACCGACAGCCCCGAACAGCCACTCCCGTACAACCACGCTGCCGCCGACGTCCGCGACCAACTCCGCAACACACTCGTCGGCTGGACCCGCCACACCCTCGAGCAGCGCAGCATGGCCTACGACGGCGACGACACGCTCCCGGGCATCTCCCGGTGGCTGCGCCGCAACATCGAAGCTCTCGCGCTTACCGAGGGCTCCGCAGAGGCACTCCCTGACATTGACCGAGCCGTGCGCAGCGCCTGGTCCGTCATCGACCGTCCCGGCGAGAAGATCCAACCCATGGATGAGCAGCGACTCGCCGAAGCCGACCGCATGATGCTGTCCTGCCACGGAATCGCCACCCTCGCCAAGGAAATGGGCGGCCCCTGCAAAGCGCTCACGGCACGACGCGTCCAGTACCTCCGTGACATCGGCGCAATCGAGCCTGTGCAGGTCGCGGGCCGGGCCCTGCTGTATCTCGTCGGAGACGTCCGTCGAGCGCACGAGCATCGAATCCAGCTCGAACAACTCGCACCAACCAGCTGACCAGCGCCGGGAGTTCCTTCTGATACGCTCAGCGCGTACGCGCGAGATGACCCCACCGGGGCGCTCGCGCTTCGTCGTTTCCAGACGTCCATCCTCGAGCGCCACCCCCGTGCAGCTCGGATGGACCGCCCCCACCCCGGAATCTCACGACCGGCGAGCGTGGGCGTCAACTTCCCGAGGAGGGCCGAATGAACGGTCGAAGTACACGTTTACTGCCCTCCCCGCGCGCGCACGTGACGCCTGATGGCTGCGTGGACCGATGACGAGAGCCGGCGCCTCCGCGATCTGCACGCTGACGGCCGGTCGCTGCATTCGATCGCCGAGGAGATGGGCCGGTCGAAGCGAACGATCAGTGTGTGGGCGGGCAAGCTCGGGCTGAGCTGGGATCGGAGTGGTACCGCGAAGGCTGCGCAGGCGAAGCACGTCGACAACAAGGCCCGGAGGGCTGCGTTGGAGGAGCGCCTGCTGGTTGAGGCCGACAAGGTGCTCGATCAGATGTGGAAACCGGCCCTGGTGTTCAGCTTCGGTGGCACGGACAACGAGTACAACGAGCACATCCTCGACCGGCCGACGTTCGGCGATCAGAAGGCGATCATGCAGACCGCCTCGACCGCATTGAACGCTGCGAACAAGCTGCACGATCTCAACACCGGTCACGACGCCGAAGGTGTTGTCAGCGTCCTCGCCGAAGTCCACGCCGCGATCATCGCGATGGCCGACGACGACCCGGACGAGCCGCCGACACCCACTGACGAGGAGCTCGACGCCGAAGAAGAGGGACAGTGACCGCGAAGCTCGCCCGGCTCGGCCGCCTCACCCGCAAACAGGCATGGTCGATCGGGCGGGCCACCGCCAAGATCTGCATCTGGAACGGTGCCGTCTCGGCCGGCAAGACCATCACCTCACTGTTCAAGTGGATGATGCTCATCCCGACCGCGCCACAGACCGGCGAGATCGTGATGATCGGCCGGACACGAGACACCGTGTACCGCAACCTGATGACCCAGTTGCAGAACCGGGAGATCTTCGGGGACCTCGCCGACCACGTGCACTACAACCGCGGCGCCCCCACGGCAACGATCCTCGGCCGAACCGTCCACATCCTCGGCTCCTCCGACGTCCGCGCTGAGGCCACGATCCGAGGCATGACCATCTCTCTGGCCTACCTCGATGAGGCCACACTGGTCACCCAAGAGTTCTTCGCGATGCTGGTCTCCCGCCTCCGCGTGAAGGGCTTCCGCTGCCAACTGCTGTGCACCACCAACCCGGACAGCCCAAGGCACTGGCTCAAAACCGAGTACATGGACCGGGCCACCGAACTCGGCCACCGGGTGTTCAACTTCAAGCTCCGAGACAACGCCCGGAATCTCGAACGCGAGTACATCCGCAGCCTCGAAGCCCAGTACACCGGCCTGTGGCGCAAACGCTTCATCGACGGCGAATGGACCATGGCCGACGGCGTCATCTACCCGATGTTCGACCCGAAGCTGCACGTCGTCGAAACCCTCCCGCAGATGCAGGACATCCTCGGAATCGGCATCGACGACGGCATCGACCACCCGGCCGCCGGCATCCTGCTGGGCCTCGGCGTCGACAACCGCCTGTACGCGATGGCCGAGTGGGCGCCCCCTGCTGGCACCACAGCAGACCGCTCGAAGAGCCTCCGCAAGTTCGAGAACGACCATCCGAAACCGCCCTACCACTTCGTTGACCCATCGGCGAAGGGCCTGAAACTGCAACTCAACCGCGACGGATTCATCAACGTCGCCAACGCAGCGAACGGCCACAACCTCGGACTCGGCCTCGTCGCATCACTGCTGTCCACACAGCAGCTCCTCATCCACACGTCCTGCAGCAACCTGCTCGACGAGATCCCCGGCTACGTCTGGGACAAGGACAAGAGCGGCGAGCCGACCGGTGAGCCGCGCAAGGAAAACGACGACTTCTGCGACGCACTGCGGTACATCGTGGCGTCGTCGCGAGCGTTCTGGATGCCCTACCTCCCCAACATCCACCAAGCCCAGTCAGACGAGAGCGAGGCCATCGCAGCATGAGCAGCATCCGCCCGGGCATGAAATGGCCGCCCCCAGAACTGGCGAAGGTCACCGCCCGAGTCGACGAATGCCGCGTCTGGTGGGAAGGCAACCCCGAGAAGCTCGACACGTTCTACGGCGCCACAGGCCGCACCTCACCGTCCGGACAACCCCAGCGCGGGTTCCGGGCCGCGTGGGACGCATTCTGGGGCAAGAACAACACCGGCACAGGCGAAGCCCCGCGCCGCCTGCACGCACCGATCGCCGCCGACATCGCACAGCTGTCCGCGGCCTGCCTGTTCTCAAAGCCCCCGACGATCCTCGCCGCCGACGACGAAGCCGACGACATCCAGACCCGCGTCGACGACCTGTTCAACGTGCCACGCTTCCACTCCGGGCTCTACACGGCCGGCGAGAAGGCGTCCGCACTCACCGGTGTGTATGGGCGTGTCGCGTGGGATGACGAGATCCAGCAGGGCACATGGATCGAGTGGATCGCCCCCGACCGCGCCATCCCGACATGGTCGCGAGGCCGGCTGCGGGCGGTCACGTTCTTCACTGAGCTCGAATCGGATGACGACCGCGTTGTGTGGCGGCACCTCGAGCGCTACGAGATGGGCCGCATCGTCCACGAGCTCTACAAGGGCACGGCGGACAACCTCGGTCGCCTGGAGACGTTGAAGGCGCACGAGTCCACCGAGGACATCCCGGTCCAGCTCGGCTCGGACGGCTTCTCGTATGTCGACCTCGGCATTCCCGACATGCTGGCCGTCGACTACGTGCCGAACAAACTGCCCAATCCCGAGTGGGACAACGACCCGAAGCTGTGCAACCTCGGCGGCTCCGACATCGCCCCCGACATCATCCCGCTGTACCACCAGATCGACCGCGTGTACTCCTCGCTGATGCGTGATGTGCGGCTGTCGGCGATGAAGGTCTTCGCGTCCGCATCGATCCTCCAGAACCGCGGCCCCGGCAGCGGCCTGCTCCTGCCCGAGGAACAGGAGATGTTCACGCAGCTCGGCCAGATGATGGCGAAGGAAGGCGACATGGAGTCGATCTTCCAGCCCTACCAGCCGGCCATGCGCGTGCTCGAGCACGACCAGGCGGGGGAGATCCTCGTGCGGGAGGTGCTGCGCCGCACCGGATACAGCCCCGTCTCATTCGGCATGTCCGACGAGGTCGCCCAGACCGCGACGGAAGCGGTCGGCAAGAAGGAGTGGACGGTCATCACGACCGAAGGAAAGGCCCGCTACTTCGGCACCGCCATCCAGCATCTGACGACGGCGGCTCTGCGCATCGACAAGGTGAAGTTCCCGAAGCTCGGCGTCGACCTGCACGAGCCGCTCGACGTCGACTGGCCGCCGTTCGCGCAGGAATCCGACCTGTCCCGTGCTCAGACCGTGCAGGCATGGGAGACGGGCCGGGCCGCGTCGACGCGCACCAAGGTCCGCTACCTGCACCAGGACTGGACCGAGGAGCAGATCGACGACGAGGCACAGCTGATCGACGAGGCGAACAAGGTGGAGACGCCGGCGTTCTTCGGCTCGGACACCGACTTCGGCGGCGACCAGGGCGGCGACGAGAAGCCCGAAGGCGAGCAGGCACCCGAGGAGACCAGCGAGGAGGTGTAGGCGGTGGCGCTCGACCCCGAGGACGCACGCAACATCCCCGCCCACCTCATCGCCCTCTACACCGACGCCGAACTCGCCCTCCTCCGACTGTTGGCCGAAGCCATCGCCGACGGCATCGACGCCGACGACTGGCAGCAGGTCCAGGCGTCACGGCAGGCCGAGTTCCGGCAGGCCGCCGAAGCACTCGCCCGGCACCTCCAGGCCGCCATGCCACCGCTCCTGCAGGACGCGGTGCAGGCCGCCACAGACCTCGGCGAGCAGGCGGCCGACGAGGACGCCGACACCCCAGAACCTCCCGAAGCGGTAAGCGTGGCCGCGACGGGAACGGCTGCGACAGTGGCCGGGAGCGCACCGCGTCGCGACCGCCCCCGGAATCCCCGCACTGTCGCAGCCACACAATCCGCCTGGTCCACCCTCGCCCGCACCACACAGCTGCTCCCCGCGAACGCGGATCGGCTGTACGGGCAGGTGCTGGCCCAGATCCAGGTGCGCTCACCGGACGTTCCGAGAACCACGCCGCACACCGGTGGGATCCTCGGCGCACCACGAGCCACCGGAACACGCCTGGACGCAGCGCAGCAGGCCCTCGACATCCTCACCAAACGGGGCATCACCGGGTTCAAGGATGGCCGCGGCCGCAACTGGTCGCTCACCTCGTACGTCGAGATGCTGTCCCGCACGGTGGTGAACGAGGAGCTGCGCGAAGCCCACATCGCCCGGGCCCTCGAGCATGGGCACACGCTGATGGTGGTGTCGTCGCATTCGAAGCCGGCACCACAGTGCCAGCCGTTCGAAGGCCAGGTGCTGTCGCTGGACGGCAGCACGGGCACCATCGAGCTGGAGTCGGCGACGACGGGCCGTCCGGTGCGCGTGACGATCAAGGCCACGATGCGCGAGGCCATCTCGAAGGGTTTCCGGCATCCGAACTGCGGGCACGCCCTGTCCCGGTTCGTGCCGGGTGCGTCACGCACGTTCACGACGAAGCCGGATCCCGAAGGCTATGCGGCGACGCAGAAGCAGCGCGACATGGAACGCGCCATCCGCGACACCCGCGTGAAGCAGGCCGTCGCGATCACCCCGCAGGCGAAGCGCGAGGCGAATGCCCGACTGCGGGCGCAGCAGGCCGCGATCCGGCAGCACGTCGACGAGCACGGCCTGACGCGCCGGCCGCGACGCGAGCAGATCAACCGCGCTCGCTGACCCCCAAACTTCCGCCCCTGGGCGGACACCCCGACACCGCGACGGTGCCCGGGGCAACACTGCAGCGCGACGCTGCACACCCGAAGGAGCACCATGCGCACCACCACGACACTCGCCCTGATCGTCGGCGCCGGATTCGGCATCGACCCGTTCGCC